CACGGAATCCGAATCGGGGATAAGGTCCTCGAACTGGCTGTCGTCGAACTTGGGCTCGACCGTCCGGGAGCTGGTCACTTCCTCGGACGGGGTGAGATCGGAGGACGACTTCGGCGAGATGCGGTCCCGCGCCCTCACCTGGGCGACGGATTCGCAGAGTTTCTCGACGCGATCCCGCAGAGTGTCCATCGCCTCGTCGGCCGCGGCGCCGTACTCGCAGGCGAGCATCTTCACGATCATGCAGGCGCACTTCACGTGGGACCGGATCGTCTCATCGTACGTCTGCCCTACGCGATCGGCGAACTCCGCCTCGGCGTCGTCGCAGAGCCGCGCGAGGTAGACGGCGTTGACGGTCGTCGCTCCCGGGGTCTCGACGTTCGTGAGCCCGACCAGTAACGGGACCGAGAAGCGCTCCTGGACGCGGTCGATAAGGGCCACGTTATGCCTCCACGGTCTCTTCCTGTGGCACCGGCTCGGGCTTCGCGAGCGTGGGCTTCGAGGCCTCCTTCGGCGTCTCGGCCTCCGGCTCCGCGTCGTCGTCGTCGTAGACGATCTTGATGGTCTGGTTCTCGGAGAGCCCGATGGCGGTCTCGAGAGCCTTGACGCAGCGGACCTTCTCGGCCACCGGCCAGACAAGCTCCTCCTGGACGCCGGGCCCGAGGACGTTCTTCGAGTCCGGATGGGTCAACAGGTAATAGATCCTGAAGAGCCCGTTCCGCGCGTTCGAGTTGATCGTCACGGGATGCGCGGCATGGCGAAACTCGTCCTTGAGGCTGTACCGTTCGCCGTCATCTTCGGCCATGGAGGGATCGTCGCCCTTGGGGACGGCGTTCTTCGCGTCGTACCACTTGGCCGGGCCGAAGAAGAGCTTGCTCTTCTGGCGGGAGATTTCACTCTCGCGCTTGAGCGCCTTGTAAACCTCGCCGATCTCCTTGTTGAACGTCGCGCGCTGCTGGTGGTTGAACGTCGCCTTCTCTCCGATCTTCTCGGGGAACTGCACGACGTGCGAGAATCGGAAAATGTAGTTGCCCTGCGCCGCGGTGAGCTCCAAGACTTTCGCCATCGTCCACCTCCTCCTGCCTGTGACCCTATTTTCTACAGGGCGCCCCCTGCGCCGGCGGCCACGAGGCCGTCCGTCGAAATAGGCGTCCAGAAGCAGTGCGCCTGAATGGCTCCGCCCGTGGCGGGGTTGACGGCGATCTCGTAGCCGAGGTCCAGGCCGTCCAGGATCAGGTCGGCCAGGTTCGCCGCGTCTCCGAAGAAGTCCTCGAACGCGATCACCCCCACCGGGGTATTCGCCGCGATGGGGCTGACGACCTCGCCCGCGTCGAGTTCGGTGACGACCCTCGCGACGTTGTAGGCGTCGGTGTCGCCCTCGCGTCCGAACTGGATCGTCGCACCGGCCCCGCCCGCCAGGTCGCCCGTGATCCTGTAGATCACGAGGGCCCGAACGAGCCCCGTGACGGTGAAGACCTCGTGGCTCAGGACGGTATTCCAGGCGGCCACCGCGAAGTCGATGTTGACCTGGAGATGGTTCATCCCCAGGAGATTGGAGAGGCCCTTGATTCCCTGCGCGGGTCCGATCATGAGACGTCCCCCGTGATCTCGTGGACGATGAACTTCTGGATGACGCAGTTGGCGGAGAACCTGAAGCCGATCGTCGTGTCGGCGGGGTCCGCCAGGATCTCGAAGGTGTACGACTTGTTCGCCTGGAGGGCGACCCCCTCGTTCATCTCGATGTTCTGGGCGACGTATCGCTGGTAGAAGGTGACGTTCGAGTCCACCGCGACCTCGATCTGGTAGGCGCAGGAAAGCGGCGGGACGACATCCCCGCCCGCCAGGTTTGCCGCGGCGACGTAGTTGACGCCCGGGACGAGCCGTACCACCCGCCTTCTCGTCTGCGACATTCAGGCACCTCTATGGATCGGTCCAGGTCTCGGCGGCCCCGGTCACGGCGGGCAAATATCGCCCGTACGCGCGCCAGAACCAATACTGGAGGATGGAGCCGACTTCGGTATCGGCCCACGTGAAGTAATCGTCGTACGAGAAGGGCGTCGCGCCGCCAAGCACCCAGTACCACGAGCCGTCGAAGCTCGTCGCGGGGACGAGCAGGACGTCGTCGATGAGGAGTTCCCCGCCCGTGCGGGTCCATTCGAGCGAGATGTCGAGATTGTTCTCCTTGAAGGCCCGATACCAGTTGTTGGACCCGAACGCGACGGGGACCCGCAGGAGTTGCCATCCCGCCTGGGCGGCGACGACCACGTTGTTGTTGACGGCCCCCATCCTCGCCACGAGCGTTCCCGTGGCCGCTCCGACCTGGCGGTTCCAGGCGACCTGGAGCATATACGGCACGTCGGAACGGAGCGAGGTCGACAGCAGGCTCAAGTGCTGATGGAGTGAGGCCGTGAGCTTGATGTTGAGCGCGTAGGGGATCGAGTCGCCCTTGAAGTCCCGGTAGTAGTTCACCGGGTCCAGGGTATACCCCGTAGAGTCGACGGTGATGGAGGACGTCCAGCCCGTGAGCGAGGTCGGCGCCGCGTACGTCCCGCCGATCTGGCTGAAACTGGGATTGGAGAGCAACGACTGCCGGGCCGAGAGGGACGCGATGTACTTCATCTTCCCCGAGCCGGAGAGCTGGAGTCCGTCCTGTCCCGGGGACTGGCCGCGGAACTCGAAGATTTCCTCGTGCTTGGCCGTCCCTGAAGTCTGGTCGAACTTGCACTTCGCGGTCTTGGCGTCGGCGTGCTGCGACTCGATCGAGAACCCGTAGTCGTCGACGTTCAATCGCAGGATCGCCCCGGTCCCGACTATGCCGCCGCCGGCCGCTGGGGCCCCGAAGGTAAACTCCCGGGCGTTGACCGTGAAGGCGTTGTCCCTCATGTACTGGATGAGCCGGTCGGCCATCGACTGGGCGTCGGAGGCCTCCGGGGTGTTCGCGATGTGCCGGCAGTACGAACGCAGGTGGGGCAACAGCTGGTTCGCCGCGTTGTCGTTGGAGAGCAGGGCGGCCAGGTACGACCTCGACCGGGCGACCGAGGACAGGATGGCCGCGGCGTAGTCGGATTCTACCGACTGGTCGAGGGTATCCTGGAGCGTGACCCAGTTCTGGGCGTTGACGCTCCCGAAGAGCCGGGCTTCATGGAGGAGCTTGACCGAGTTTTTCCACTGGGTCTCCACCTCTGCCCGGCTTGGAGCCATCTATTTCCTTCTTTCGCTGAGTTGGGGCGGCCGGTGCCTCATCGTCTCCGGCTTATCGAGGTCCTCGACCTCGGGCGCGATGTCCGGTTGCGGCCTCATGGCCGGAGTGGAGAGCGGGGCCCCGCCAGCCATCTCGTACACGGACGGCGGATAACCGCCCTGGGGTAGCGACCTCAACCCGACGGTCTGCTGGTCGAAGGCGACGAGATAGACGTGCCGGGCGAGCGGCTGATCGTCGGACAGTGGCGTGAAGAATTTCGCGTTGTCCGAGTTGTGGATGGACCCGCGGCCGGAGTTGCCGTGGAAGCGGACGACCTTGTTCTTGAGGTTCGCCTTGATCGCCTCGATCTGGCGGAGCGTCAGGTTCTCGACGGAGCCTTTCCCGTAGGCGCGCTTCGTCTCTCCCGTCTCGGCCTCGGTCCCCACGGGCGGGTCCGTGTATCGGTGGAACATCATCCCGCCGATGGCGACGTTGTACTGCGGGCAGGTCGGGAGAGTCCCGAACCAGTAGGGATGGCCGACCTGGTCGGGAGGGACTGGAAGCAGATCGTAAGGGTTCGCCTGGGCCTTCGGGACTACGGTCTCTTGCTCGGGCATCATCCACCTCCTCAATTACCGTCAAACGGTCACGGCCTTTCGGCCGTGGAAACCGGCCTCCTACACGCTCGGAGGCCTACGCTGCCTGCCTCGCCTATTGGTGTACCTGGATTCCCTGGTACGGGAGGTTGATGCAGTAGCCGTACCGGGCCTTCGCCTGGATGTACCCGATGTCCTGCGTCCGGGCCTCGTCGCTGTTGGACCAGTCGGCTTCGGTCTGCTCGAGGGCCAGCTTCGTGAACTCCGCCGTCGCCTTGAGCGCCGAGCCGGTGAGGAAGACGAACCAGTCGTTCGTCGTGATGCGGCTCGTCTCCCAGAGGGTGAAGTTCTTCCCGGTGTCCTTTGCGGGGTTCGAGATCCCCGCCCAGACGCCCTGCTGGATCGAGCCGTAGAAGGCGCGCTCGAAGATCTCCTTGTTCGCCGCTCCGTAGATGACGAGGACCCCGCGGTCCCCCACGCCGGGCTGATGGAGCGGCTGGCCCTTCGTGTCCAGCATCCGGACGAACTGCGCCATCGCCAGGTAGTAGTCGCGCAGGATGCTCGCGACGTCGGCCACGCCGTTCCCGGTGAGCAGGTTCCCGCTGGCCACGCCGAAGCGGTTCACGCCGCCGGCGACGGTCGCGAAGAAGGCCGCGCCGTCCGGAGCGTTCGGGACTGCGGGCAGAAGGCGCGGATCGACCGTGCCCTGGAGGAGCTGGAAGAAGACCCGCTCGTGGAGCGTGCCGTAGTGCTCCCCGAGCTGCGTGGCGCGCTGCTTCAGGGTGTACGTCAGGTCGTCGGTGACGTCGTCGCGGAACCACTTGATGCGCTTGGCCCAGCGACGGATCGTCACGGTGTAGCCGATGGCCTCGTTCGTCCCCTCGGGGATGTCCTCCCCGTAGGGCCAGTGCTCCGGGTATTCCGCGGACCCGAAGTAGCCCAGCGGCGTCACCCGCGCGGTCGCGGCCTGGTCGAGGTCCATGACGAGGCGCATCCGGTCGACCGAGGGCTTCATGCTCTCGGCGTAGGTGTGGGCGAAGGTCGCCTGAAGTCCGGCCGTGAGGGCCGCGTTCGCCTGGACGGGGTTAAGAGCCATGGTCGTTCCTCCAACGGGTCCCGATCAGGGACCGCGAATTACAGTCCGGGCTCCAGGAGCACGTCCGCGTAGAGAGCCATGTAGCCGTCGATCGCCGTACCGGCGGTGACCTGGGTGACCTCGATGTCGATCAGGTCGCCCTCGTGGAAGACCTCCGTGGCGGTCACCGCCGTGCCCGCCTTCTTGGCCCCGAGGATGTCGGCGAAGTCGAAGGTGACCACGCCGCCGGTCACGTTCACGCCTCCGATCTCGAGGAGGATGGTCGCGTTGGCGTCCACGTCGGTGATCGGCTCGAACACGATCCCGTAGGTCGAGAGGATGCGGCCGTGATGCGGCGCGACGATCCCCGTCGCGTGGTCGGCGGTCGAGCAGATCCCGTTCACGACGCCCACGAGCCAGGACTCCCGGCCCGCGCCGGACATGCCGAGGACGCACAGCTCGCCGAAGGAGAGGAAGTAGACGTCGCAGTTCGTGCCCGAGATGAAGCGGGTCACGATCCCGACGGGGTGCCCCGGGGTCGGCCGGACGAGCGTGAACGTGTTATCGTCCGTGGCGTAGACCACGCGGAAGTTGTCCGCGATCGTCCCGCCGAGGCCCGTCACGGCGATGTTCTTCATGACGCGGCCGCCGAGGTCCACCTCGCCCTCGGTGATGGGCACGAGGGCCGTGTTGCCCGTGGCCCGCTTGGAGGCGAAGCCGAGCGGGATCTGCCCCGCGACGCCGCTCCAGGGCGCGAGGCGCCCGCGGTTGATGGCGGTCGCGTGGTCGCGCGATCCGCCGTAGAGGTACGCGCCGTTGTAGAGCTCGGCGGCGTTCACGGCCTGGCAGGCCAGCTGGACGGTGTCCCGGACCGTGTAGTTCGCGTTCGCTGCAAGAGCCATGGTCAGTCCCTCGCTCTAAAAACCATCGTTCCTAAAAGCCCGCGGCTACCGGACCCGGTAGCCCAGGAATTCCGTCCTCGTCATGACCGCGGGGATCGCCCCCATCTCGCGGCAGTTGTCGTACTGCGCCGACACCTCGATGGCGCGCTGGAGAACCTTGGGCCCCTTGGCCGCGTAGGCCCGGACCTCGTCGGGGGTGCCCTCGGGGATCTTCACCTCCGGAGGCGCGTCGCCGGCCGCCCCGTGGAGCGGGTCCTGGCTCGGCATCTTCTGGGCGTACTTCGTGACCGTCTCGACGAAGCGCGCGATCACCTTGTCGGGATCGGCGGAGTCCATCGCGACGGCGACGAGCTTGGGCTCCTCGTCGGGCGCCAGGTTGTAGCTGGCGAGCCCGGCGAAGGCGACCTTGACCTTCTTCTCGACGTCGCGCTCCTTCTGGAGCTTGTTGACCGTGGCCTTGAGGGCGAGCGACTCGGCCGCCGCGGCGGAGGCCTGGAGGGCCGGCTTCGGCTCGATCACGGGAGCGTCCGCGGGCGGGGTGCCCGGGGCCGCCTGGTCGGCGAAGTGCTTGAGGATGATCTCGTTCTGCTTCGCGATGGCCTGAAGGCATTCCAGGATCTTCGGCATGACGTCGCTCCCTTCCGATTCGGAGATTTCCTTGGACTCTTCCTCATCCGCCTGGACCTCTTGACCTTCGGCCCCGGCGGTTACGTTTTTGCCGGATTCGTCTTTCGCGTCTCCGGCTTCAGCGTCTTCCTTCTTACCGGCGGCGGCCTTCTCCTTGGCCTCGTCGCCCTCGTCCTTCTCCCCGTCCTTCTTGGGCTTCTTCTCCTCGAACTGCTCGCCCGCGAAGTAACAGAGGGCACCCCAGGCCTGTCCGGCCCGGGCGTACCCCTGGAGAACCTGCTCCGCGGCCGACGCGGAAAAAATCTCGCGCTTGATCTCCTGGCCAAGGGTCAGGAGCGGCAGCCGGAACCACGGCGTCTCCGTATCGAGGAGCGCGATCGAGTCGATCTCCTCGTACTTCGGGGGGAGGCTTTCGACGGAACGGTACGGGAGGAGGCCCTTGCGGATCTCCTCGAAGATGTGCGCGGGGACCTTGATGAAGTCGGCGTAGAGGCCCGGGAGGGATTCGCCCTCGTACTCGACGGGCTTGACGTACTTGAGGAGGAAGTGTCCCGCGCGCTCCGACTTGTCGGGTTCGCCCTGGACGCGCGGGTGGTGGTGGACGTGCAGCGGCCCGATGTAGTTCCCGGTCTCGCGCCGGGTACGGTTGATCTCGACGGCGCGGGAGAGCCACTTCTCGTCGACGTTGACGACGTTGTCCGTCACCTTCATCACGCCGTCGCCGTCTGCCTCGAGCTTCATTCCGAGCTTGCGGGTGTGCTTGAGGAAGACCGGCACGTCGTAGACGTTGTAGGTCCCGTCCGTGTTGCGGGACCACAGGTACTTTCCACCGAAACCTCCGGCGGCGGCGGATTGAGCGGCGGAATCCGACATGGCCTTCGATGGCGCGCACTGGCGGATGGCGATCGCGACGGCTTGATCCTCCGGCTTTCCGTCACTCACGCACTTCGAGATGCGGCGGCTGATGCAGCTCTGCTCGTCGGGCGTGAACTCGGACCAGTGAAGGCCGCACTGGCCGACGAGGATTTCGGCGGAAGCCAGGAGCGCCGGATTCGTTCTTACGTTCGCGGGCATATCTACCGGGAAAATACGCCACGAACGGGAAGTTACAAGCCTGAATCGGGAGCTGATGTCACCTGATGCCACATGGCTTCAGATGGCTTTACTTCGTCTTTCGGCCAGGATCGGAGGTTTCAGACCCGTTAACCGAAGAATCGAGGGTTATATCTCCGGCGACCCAGCGGGCGAGGAGCAGAGAAATAACTACGTTCTGGACGCGGCCCTCACTCGTCAGACGCTCGTGGACCTCCTGATAGAGATCGTTCTCGATTCGGACCGTCGTCGTCACGCGACCTGAAGCAAATCCCGCCATCGTCCCTCTCCTCTTCACATCAGACCATAGGACGGGTGCATGACCTTGTTGGCGAAACCGTCGTCGTTGAAGGCCCCCGCCGGCCACGAAGCGCGGCGCATCTCGTTTCCGTCCATGAGGCCTCGGCGGCGCGCCTCGTAGAGATCGACGAGGCGATAGGCGGCCCGGCAGTTGTAGCCCCCGGGGATGGAGAGGTGATGCCAGATCGGATCGTGCGGACTGGCCGTGAGTCCATGGGCCGCCCAGTGGCCCGGCCGTTCCCGCGTCTCGGTGTCCATGACCTCCATGCGCTCGAGGCCGACGATGAATCCCCTTAGCTCGTCGGACATGGCCTCGCGGAAGCGCCCGCTCGCATACGCCGAGGTCATGTTCGTGCGGAAGACCGTCGAGGCGTAGGCCTGCGACCAGCTGCCGATCGCGGATATAAGGTCTTCGGCCGCCGGGTGGAGGACCCCCTCCTTGAGGAAGCGCCCCATCTCGGCCTGGACGCGCTCGGTGATGATAAGGCTCTCGGACTTCGCCATGGCGAACGCGCGCTCGCGGGATAGGAGATCCTGGACCGCCTTGTAGCCCTTCGCGAGCCGCGGGTCCCGCTCGATCATGTCCGCGATCGCCTCGTCTGGATCGACGCGGGGGATGAGCGTCTGGTCGGCCACGTAGGCCATCGCCACGAGGGCCGCGCCCTGATGATCGCGCCAGTCTTTTCCCGTCACGCGCTTCATCCGGTCGGACTCGAGGAGGACCCTCCGCCGGCCGAGCATCCAGGCCACCGCCCGGGTTCCCCCGATGAGCCGGCCCAAGCTCTCGATCGCATCCTCGAGTTTCTCGTTGGACGGGATCGGCTTGGCCTGCTCGAAAGCGATGGCCTGGACGCGGCGAACGAACTCGGACGTGGACCGAGCGAGCATCCGCTCCAGTTCGTCTTGTGCGGTCAAGATCAAAGGACTACCCTCGCGAAGAAGTCGTCTCCGGCCGCGTAGATGAGATCGGCGTAGACTACGAACCCGCGGTCCGGGCGATCCCAGTACGGGCAGGAACCGAAGCAATAAAGCACGAACCCTCCAGGGATTATTTCTTCACGAGCGCCAGGTTGCGGGGATTCCGCAGGAGCTGCTCCACGACGGCCTTTCCCTTGGCCCGGTCCTGCTCCTTCACGGCGTCGTTGGCGTTCGCGATGAGCACGGCCGACGACGACTTCGGGTTCATCCACTCCTCGTCGAAGTCGACGGCGCCTTCCTTGCCCGCCTCGCCGAGCCAGACGAAGAGCTTCCGGTCGATGACGAACTCCTCCTGCGGGCCGAAGGCGCCGAAGGCGGCCGGAGTGTACTTCATGCAGTGGAGCTTGACCTCCTCGTCTTCCCGCAGCCGTCCCACCTCGAGCTTGGACGGCCGGCGCATGACGATCTTCTCGGGCAGGTCTTCCGCCCTGAGAGCGCGCGCCTGGAAGGCCATGTCCCAGCCGATCCCGGGGGCCATGCCGAGGAACCACTTCCAGGGGACTTCCGCCTGGACCGCCACCTCCACCTTCACCGCGCTACAGCTTGTCGGGCTTTGCGATCCCACCGTCCACCTCCTCATGAATCAGAAACCGTTCACGCATCTTGTCGTCGTGGAGTCCGTAGGCCGGATCGTCGAGGACGAGCCAGTCGCCGTTCGAGAGCGAGACCTGGCCGCCGTGGTGATCCCCGCGGGCCGGATCGTAGTCCGGAGACTGGTCCTTGAACTTCAGGAGCGCGATCTTGTTGGGGAGAACGCCGCTCGGATCCGGAACTTTCAGGACGGCTTTCGGGTCCAGGGTTTTCTCCTCGACGACGCGCTCGACTTCCTTCCAGCCGTGCTTCGAGGGCGTCGTCATCTTCACGCGGTCGAGGCGGTCGATGCGGTACTGGACCGCTTCGAGCTTCCGGCCCGTGGCCTTCTCCGTCACCCGGAATCGCTTCGTGGTCGTCGCCATCGTCATTCCTCCTCGCGGCCTATCGGCGGTAACGGAGCCCCGGCGCCGGGCGGGAACCCGAGGGGCTCCGGTTTCTTCTGCTCGATATACTCGTCGCCCGGCCCCGGCTGGGTGCGCTGGACTAGCTCGTAGGCCTCGTCGGCCTTGAGCTTGAAGCCCGCGCGGAGTAGGGTCTCGGAGACCTCGGCGTTGTACTTCGGGTCGATCACCTTGTCGTCGAGGACCGTGAAGCCCGGGAGTTCCGCGGCCGCGAGGCCCATGGAGAAGAGCGCTGGCCGGTTAAGATCCCAGGTGAGGCCGAGGAAGTCCCGGGTCAGCGACTCGCCGAGGATCTTCCGGTCGTACTTGACGATAGCATCCGTCGTCCCCTGCTGGATCTCCGCGAGGTTGTAGGAGCCGCCGCCCTCCGCCTTCGTCGGCAGGTTCGACCCGAGCGCGAGGAGCCGGAGCTGCATATCGACATACTCCAGCATCTTCATGACGATCTCGTGGCCCTGGCCGGGACCAGGGAGAACGTCGAGGAGATCGAGTTTGTCTTTGACGAAGAAGTGCTGGCTCCTCTGCTTCTCAAGCTCGGTGATGAAGCTGTTGACGATCGCGGCGTTCGTCTTGCCCGTCGAGGCGCTCCGCGCGTTGTCGACGCTCGCGACCATGAATCCCTGGGCCCACCGCTCGGCGCCCTGGAGGCCCATCTTGAGCAGGACCTCCCGAGCGCGCCAGAGGAAGAACATGGAGTCGTAGAGGCCCTGACCGTATCCCAGCGAAGCCTCCGCGTCGGAGTAGATGTGCTTGACGTACCACTCGGGGTGCTCCCATTTCTCCCAGCCCCGGGTGATCGGGGAGAACATCTTCCACGTCGCGACGTAGCGCTCGTTCGGCGTCCCGAGGTCCACGCGTTCGACGGTCTTGTCGAACCGCCGGCGGTCGACGTCCTCGATCAGGGTAGGGACCCAGCACTGGCGGGGGATACCATCTGGGCAGGTGACCCATTTCTTCTCGCCGACGATCCTCCCGTAGGCGGATCCGCGGAAGACGGCTTCGGAGAGATTGAAAAGCGCGACGGCCAATCGCTTCGTCCCGACCCGGATCATCTGCTCCAGGAATGCAGAGGCCGTCTTGTCCGCGGGCTTCGTCGATGCCGGCTTGAGTTCCCACCTCGAGCCGGCGACCATGTGCTTGCGGACCTGCTTCAGGTGCATGATCGTCGCGTCGAGGTCGAATTTCTCATACGCCGCGGGATCCCGTGCGAGCGCGATGGACTGGTCGAAGAGGTTTCCCGACTCGAGGACGGCGCCGAGGGCGTTCCCGTAGAGCTGCTTGTGCGTCTTGTGCCGGACCTGGAGGGGCATGGACATCGGTCACCTCGTAGAGCAAATCACCATTCGCCGGCCCCTTCCCATCCTCGGGAGTCGGTGAAGTCGAATTTTCTTTTCCCCTGCTCGCCCCGCTCGTCGAGATCCTCGTCGTCGCCGCGGTCCTCGCCCTCGGACTTCTTCGGATCCGGCGTCTCGATGGCCGAACTCGAGAGCGGGGTCAGGAGGAGGCGGTTGAAGGCGAGGCTGGCCGCGTCCATCATGTCGATGAGCATGTCGCCCTCGGGAGACGCGACGTGGAGCTGCTCGAGGAAGTCATGGTTCCAGCGTCCTCGGACGAGCGTCACGTTTCCCGCCTCGGCCTGGGAAGCCAGCGCCCCCGCACGCACGAACTTGTCGCCCGTGACCTTCACGCTCTCGGCGCGGTATCCCGCAAGCATCCGGATGAGCGCGCTATTCTGGGTGATCCCGCCAGACCCAGGCTCCTCCTCGATGAGGACCCGCGTTGACTCCCCGTCCAGCATCGCGGCCTGAAGGATTACGCCGTCGCGCGGTCCCGGGGTCCACTTCCCGTGGATGGCGTGCTCGACGACAAACTGCCCCGTCAGGGTCCGACTCATGAGAACCCCCGCGGTCTCTTTCGAGGTCGGAGTGTCCGTCGCCGCCAGGTCCCACGCGCGGTAACGCGCGATGACCTCGACGGGCGGGAAGTCCAGGAACTTCGTGAACCACGAACGGTCGAATATCCCACCGCGATCGCGGACGTCCCAGTCGCCCTTGATGAGCCGCGCGCGCGTCACGGGGTCGAGTTTTGCGAGGCCCTTGAGATAGGCCTGGATGTCCACGTAGGGGTTGTCGTAGATCGTCGCGGGGATGAACGCGCGGTCGGCCGAAGGCTCGGCGTCCACGTAGCGGACTTTGACCCATTCATGGCCGGGGCCGCCCGGGTTCGAGCCCCCGCGCCAGCGAAGGGGGATCTTCGAGCCGACGCGCCGGCGGAGGCGGGAGTGGAAGAACATCGCCTCCCGTTCCTGGAAGTCGGTGAGCTCGTCAATCCCGATGAACTGATACTCGCCGCCCTTGTAGCGCTTGAGGTCCGCCGGGTTGTCCATGTGGCCGAAGCTCAACGACCCGCCGACGGGGAAGTCCCAGCGCTTGTTCGTACCGTCCCAGTGCGCGTCACTCCCGTCGAGCCACTCGTGCGAAAGGGAGAGCAGACCGCCAGGTTGCGCCAGGTCGGGATAGTTGCGGCGGACGAGCAGGCCGTTGTAGTCTGGCTGGTCCGCGTACTGGAGAGAAGCTGCGAGGAGCGCCCAGCTTTTCCCGGGGCCCGCGGCGCCGCCGAAGAAAAGCTCTTCGACATCGTCGAGGCAGAGGAAGAGGTGCTGCTTCGGGTGCGGCGTCCCCTTGATGTACTTCGACCACTTGGGCGTGAAGGCGCGATAGATCCGCCAGGCCAGATCAAGGGGACTGGATATCTCGGGGGTCAGCATCTCACGCGCCCCCCTCGTGGTCTCCGCCGCCGTTGCCGTTCCCGTTGCCATTCCCGTTTCCACCGCCGGCGGGGACGACTTCCGCCTGGACCTCGAGGAGTTCGGTCTCCCTAGGATGGACGATCTGGTCGGCCAGGCGCAGGCGCGTCGCAAGGTCGATGACGCTCACGAGCTGCTCGGCCGTCGGGTTGAAGAGGACAGGCGTCCCGGAGACCCCTCCTACCGGCACGCCCTGGTTGATCTGGATGTTCGTCACGCCGGCGACCTCGGGGGAGGCTAGGATGCTCACGCGTTTCAGGAGTTCGATCGTGAGCGCGTGATCGCCTTTTTTGGAACACTCAAGGGCCGTGAGCCATAGTTGCGCGGCGGCCGACTTATTGCCGCACTTGAGTTTCAGCAAGGCATTCCGGATCTGCTGATTGAGCAGGATTATCCGGCCGGGTTTCCTGCCCGCTGGATTCCCGCTCTGCCCAGGCCGGAACTTGTGAGACGTGAACTCTGGGGCTTCTTTGTGCTTCTCCGTGTTGGCTGGGGCGAGGGCCGATGGGGGGAGAGACGCTCCCGCCGGATTCGCGGGAAGGGATTGATCCATGTACGTCCTCTCCCCGAGCTACTTCATGCGGCCTCCGCGAGATACTGCGCGCTAACGAAGGAACTATCCCCCGTGGAGGCAGGGACGTCAACGTGACGCCGAGGCGTTACGAATCGAGTAGCGGATCGTATCTCTGCTACACGGCCTTCAAACGGCGTTTTAAGGCCCGTAGGCCGTTCTTGAGCACGGCCCGAAGAAGTTGACTGCGATCCAGGTAGACGGGACTCGTGCGGCCGCGACGGCCTATCTTCGGGAGGCGCACGCCGGCGCGGCGGAACATGGACTTGATGCGGGATTCGCTCGCGCCGAGTTCGCAGGCGATGGCCTTCCAGCCGATGATACGGTTCGAGTGGATCACAGGACCACCCTCGCCGCTTCATGATCCGCGTAGCAATAAAACCATTCGTTCTCGTCGATGAAGAATCCTTGTCCGTACCCGGAGACCCAGATGGTTCCACCGATCTCCCGGTCGATGAGACCCCAGGTCCGAACGATTATCATTTCACTCCCTCCGCCTCTTCGGCCTGATAAATCCCACACAGCACGCACTTAATACCGAGCTTGCGACGTTTCCACTTCAGCTCTTTTATGTCCCATCGCGCACCCCAGACCTCCACTATCGCAGGCTGTCCGCACCTCGCATTCTTGCAGAGTTCGGGTCCTTCTGGCCCAACGGCGAAAAACAGTGAGGCCCGCGCTTTATCTCCGAGCCGGTTAAAACACAGGCGCATCTTGCCTTCCAGTTCTTTTTCTAACATTGGTTCACTCCCACGCATTTCAATGCGGCGCGGCAGATGGCGAGGGGAATGGTGTTCCCATTCACCATGTCGTGGCCATCGAACCTAACATCAACACCATAGATATCCGGATAGATATCCGGATAGTGATTGGTCACTGAAAGCTCGAACCCACGATTGACCAGCCGGATTACCTTCTCCACCACCCCCCACGCCGCCGAGATATCTGTGCTGAAGTCTGGCAGATTCATCGGCGCTACCAAGGCCGAACCCACGACCTTCACCCTCTCGTAATCATCCGGGCTTACAAACAGATCATTGAGGAGAACTGTCTCTCCCGATGGCACATTGATACTTACCGACCCCTCAGCGATACGCTTCCATCCGAAAATATGTTCCGCCACGAGCGCGTCGAGTTCC